GTGCTGCCAAGGGGCGGGAGAGCCGAAGCACTGGCGCGCGCTGTTCGACGCGGTGAACATCCTGGACGCGCTGGGCGAGCTTGGTATTGCCCGGGTGGCCGGCGTGCATGCGGTGATGTCCACGATTGAGGCGGTGATGGACAGGCGCAGGGATACCGGTTCGCCTGCGCTCAAAGCCGAGGAGCGGCAGGCGCTGCGCGACCTGGGCGACGCCTACCTGGGCGCGCTGCCGCACCTGACGAATGCGGACCTGATGCGCGCTGAGGATCACGTTGCGACGACGATCAGGCGTGTAATGGCCGGTGCGCATGATGGCGTGCGTGTGGTCGGAATGGGGGGGTGATCAGTGGCTCGACCATCCAAACTTAGCCCGGAGCAGTGGCGCGAGATCGAGCGCCGATCCGCGGAGGGGGAAAGCACCGCGTCACTGGCAAAGGCGTTCGGGGTCGGACGCTCCACGATTTCCGACAGGGTTTCCGGCGTTTCCGACAGGGTGCGGGAAACTGCCCGCCAGATCGCCGACGCCCAGTCAGCATTGGCTGCTCTGCCAGTGGCGCAGCAGTACACCGCGCTGACACTGGCCGAGAAGCTGCGCAACATCAGCGGCAGCCTGGCCAGCGCGGCCGAACTCGGCGCAGCAACCGCGCACCGCTTGCACGCACTGGCAAACAGCGAGGTCGAGAAGGTGGACGACGCGGAGCCGATGGCATCGCTCGACAGCCTGCGCAACGTTGGCGTATTGACGAAGCTTGCGAACGACTCCAGCCACATCGCTCTGAACCTGCTGGCGGCGAACAAGGATCGAGTGAAGGCGGCAGAAGATGCCGAGGCGCAGGCCGAACAGGCGGTGACGGCTGTCGCGCTGGTTCCGATGGGTGCGCGCTGTGGCTGATCTACACATCGAGCTTCCCGAGAAGCTGATCCCGGTGTTCGAGGGACCGGCTGACGTGCGTGGCGCCTACGGCGGCCGGGGCAGCGCCAAAACGCGCAGCTTCGCCACCATGGTCGCGGTGCAGGGACTGCGGTTCGGGCAGGCCGGCGTGCGCGGGTTGGTGCTGTGCGGCCGGCAGTTCATGAACTCGCTGGCCGATTCGAGCCTGGAGGAGTGCAAGCGCGCGATTCAGGACAACCCGGTGCTGTCCGCCTACTACGAGATCGGGGACACGTTCATCCGATCGAAGGATCGGCGCATCGAGTTCGTGTTCTGCGGCCTGGATCGGAACATCGAGAGCATCAAGTCGAAGGGCCGGATCCTGCTGCTGTGGGTCGATGAGGCTGAGCCGGTCACCGAACAGGCCTGGTCCATCGTCGTGCCCACGCTGCGCGAGGAGGGCGCGGGCTGGAACGCCGAACTATGGGTGACGTGGAACCCGAAGCGCAAGGGGGCGCCGGTCGAAGCGCGCTGGCGCGACAGCAACGACCCTCGCGTGAAGGTGGTGCAGCTCAACTGGCGCGACAACCCGCGGTTTCCGGCGATGCTGGATCGCGCCCGGCAGCGCGACCTATCCGAGCGCCCGGAGCTGTACGACCACGTCTGGGAGGGCGCACACGCGACCACACTGCCGGGCGCCTACTTCGCCGCCGGGTTGGTGTTGGCACAGCAAGAGGGTCGGATCGGCGTGGTGCCTCGGGACCCGCTGATGCAGCTGCGCGCGCACGTCGACATCGGCGGCACCGGGGCCCGCGCCGATGCCTTCGCGATGTGGATCAGCCAGAACGTCGGCCACCAGGTTCGCGTGCTGGATCATTACGAGGCCGTGGGCCAGACCGCTGAATTCCACTTCGCGGAGCTGCGAAAGCGCGGCTACGGGCCTGATGTGCTGTCGGTCTACCTGCCGCACGACGGCAGCGCGCAGGACAAGGTGCACGACACGTCCTACGAGAAGGCTTTCCGCGATGCGGGCTATGCCGTCACCGTGGTGCCGAACCAGGGCCGCGGGGCCGCTCGCCAGCGCATCGACGCCGTTCGACGTCTGATGCCCGCCATGTGGTTCAACGAGGCGACCACGGCCGGCGGCCGGGCTGCGCTGGGGTGGTACCACGAGAAGCGCGACGAGCAACGCGGCATCGGCCTGGGGCCCGATCACGACTGGTCCAGCCACAGCGCCGACGCCGCCGGCCTGCTGGCCATCACTCACGAGCCGCCCAGCAGCAGCTGGGGAAAGCCGCTCACCTATCCGAAGCTGGGGTACGCATGATGACCGAAGACCAACGGGGCGCAGTGCGCCAGATGCTGGGCCTGTGGTGGCTTGCAGATCGCCGGGGGCTGTGCGCCGGCATGGGATACCCGTCCGAGTGCCCATCGACGCGCGGCTACCGGGCCGGCTACCGCGGCGGTGACGCCGACAGCCACAGCGACGAAGTGCGCGAGGTCGTGCAGGCCGTGGGGCGCGCTGTGGACGGACTGCCGCGCGATCAACAGCTCTGCGCCGGCGTGATGGCCAGGGCAGAGGCCACTGGAGCCGCTGTGTGGCGCAATCCGCGCCTGCCGGGCGACCCGGACCTGATCGCGGCCCTGGAGCGAGCCACACTCGACGCACTGGCGATGGCGCTATGCAGGGAACCCGAAGTGGTGTAAATTCGCCCTGACCCATTCCGCCCAGAAAAGCCCGCAGGCCACAAACCGCGGGCTTTTTGCATTGCACGCAACATGTTCGACGACGAAGACGACAGCACAGCAGGCCAGCCCGGGGGGATGACTGACGCAGAGCTGATCGCGGTGACGGATGAGCAGATTCGCCAGTCGGTCGCATACATGGGCGGCACGCTGTCCGAGCAGCGGCGCCGCAACGAGTATTTCTACCTCGCCCAGCCGGTCGGAGAACTGTCGGCGCCGGCCATCGATGGCCGCTCATCGGTGGTTTCCACCGACGTTGCGGACACGGTGGAGTGGATGCTCCCGAGCCTCGTCAAGACCTTCTGTGGGTCTGATCAGGTCTGCGAGTTCCAGCCGCGGCGCCAACAGGACGAGGCTGCGGCCAAGCAGGCGACGGACTACGTCAACTACGTCCTGTTCAAGCAGAACCCTGGGTTCTCGCTGATCTACACCTGGATCAAGGACGCCCTGATCCAGAAGAACGGCGTGATGAAGGTGTGGTGGGACGCCAGCCGCGAGGACGTGCGCGAGACCTACCGCAGCATCGGTGAAGCCGAACTGCAGATCTTGCTGAACGATCCCGGCGTAGAGCCCATCACGATCACCCCGAAGGCAGATCCTGGCGCGCATGAGGTGGCCGAGAACCTCGCCGCTGTCGGCATGCAGGCGCCGGCCCCAGCGACGGTCTACGACGTTGTGGTGAAGCGCCAGACAGGCAGCGGGCGGGTGCGTATCGAGAACGTTCCCCCCGAGGAATTCCTGATCTCGCACAGCGCCAAGAGCATCGATACGGCGGCCTTCTGCGCGCATCGCGTCGAGAAGACGATCAGCGACCTGCGCGCGGCGGGGTACGCCAACGTCGACGAGATCGGCAGCGACGCCACCGACAACGCGGGCGCCATGTCCGGCGAGCGGGTGCAGCGGCGCAGCTTCGATGACGACATGCCCCACGAGTTCGGCGACGCGCAGTCTGAGGCGGACGAGTCGCAGCGCGTGGTGTGGATCACCGAGTGCTACTTGCGTCTGGACTTCAACGGCGACGGGATCGCCGAGTGGCGCAAGATCGTGCGCTGTGGGTCCGTGCTGCTCGACCACGAGGAGTGCGACGGCCCGCCGTTCGTGAGCATCACGCCGATCCCGCTGCCGCACCGCTTCTTCGGCTTGTCCATCGCAGACCTGGCGGTCGAGCCGCAGAAGCTGAAAACATCGCTGCTGCGCGCGGGCCTAGATGGGCTCTACCACTCGATCAACGGCCGGACCTACGCCATTGATGGCCAGGTGAACCTGGACGACCTGTTGACCAGCCGCCCCGGCGGGGTGGTGCGCATCAAGTCGCCGGGCGCCGTGGGTGCGCTGAGCGAGGGCCGGCCAGACCTTGGCGCCGCGCAGGCAATGCTGGAGTACGCGGAGGTTGCGAAGGAGAACCGCACCGGCTTCACGCGCTACAGCCAAGGAACCAGCGCGCAGGCCCTGAACCAGACTGCGACCGGCGTCAACCTCATCACCAACCGTGCCGACAGCCGCATTGAGCTGATCGCGCGGGTGTTTGCCGAGACGGGATTCCGCGACCTGTTTACCCGTATCCTGAAGCTGGTCAGCCAGTACCAGGACCAGGCCAGCATGGCGCGGGTGAACGGGCAGTGGGTGAACTTCGACCCGCGCGCCTGGCGCACGCAGTTTGATTTCTCGGTTGCGGTCGGCATCGGCACGGGCAACAAGGACCAGCAGGTCCAGCACCTGATGATGCTCGGCCAGGTGATGCAGCAGGCCGCCCAGATAGGGCTGTGCGGGCCGCGCGAGTTCTACAACGCCGCGCGCAAGCTGACCGAGTCGTTGGGCTTCAAGGAACCCGACCTGTTCTTCACGGATCCCGCCAACAGCCCGCCGAAGCCGCCCCCGCCGAACCCGCTGATGCTCAAGCTCCAGGCTGATCAGCAGGAGGCCGCCGGCAAACTCGCGTTGGAGCGCGAGAAAGCACAGATGGAGCACCAGCTTCAGCGCGAGCGCCTGGAAGCCGAGATCGCGCTGAAGCGCGAAGAGCTGACACTGAAATTCCAGTTCCAGCGCGAGGCCGATCTGTATGGCCGGCTCTACGCGCAATCCGAGGCCATGGTCGATGATGGACGCACCGAACACAACGCCGCAGCAGGAGCTGCGCCGGGCGGGATTGGCCCGGGAGGTGATGGACAACCCGGTCTACCAGGAGGCGTTTTCCAGCCTCAAGGCGGACCTGATGCGGGCCTGGGAATCCAGCCCGGCGCGTGATCGGGAAGGGCGCGAACAACTATGGCACGCGGTCCATCTGCTCGGTCGAATCGAGCAGCACCTCCAGCAGGCGATGGAAACCGGCCGGATGGCCAGCCTGCAGTTGCAGCAGGAGCGCAGCCGGATGGAGCAGCTCAAGGGCTGGCTGACCGGCCGGCGCGAGACGCTGATCTAGCCGTGGCCGAGGTGCGCGCTGTGCTGGTCGCCCGCGAAGCGGCGGACCGTGAGCTGCGCATTCGCCGCGTGTTCGTTGCCGCCGATGCGCTGCTGTTGCCGGACTCGGTTCGCCTTACCTTCTCTCGCCCACTGATCGAGGCCGCCGATTTCGACGGCTTCGAGACTTTGGCCGGTACCCTGACCAGGATCTGACCACCATGCTATTCCGCAAGTTCTTCACCCTCCAGAACGATGATGCCGCCGGCCCC